ATGTTCCTATCGTATTAACTGGAATTACGATGAATGATGAATATGAAGGTGATTTTGTGACTAGAAGAGCGGTAATATATACATTTACATTTGAAACAAGAATTAGATACTACCGCGGTGTGCAAGATAGGGGTATTATTAATAAGACTGAAGTTTATTATTGGGATAAAGAAAAAAATACAAAATTGGTTAAACAAACAATTGATGGTACAACAAACCCTTACACAGAGGATATAGATTATTTAAATGAGTGATATCGATAAGGATTATGAACATATAAGATCGAGCTTGTATGACTTAATGGATCATGGTAACGAGAGTATTGAGTTAATGATGGAGTTGGCTAGAGAATCTGAACATCCAAGAGCTTTTGAGGTGTTAGGACAACTAATCAAACAGAATGCCGATATATCAGAGAAGTTAATGAAACTTCAAAAATCAAAGAAAGAAGTTTTAACGGTTGACGATCAACCCGCGCTAGAAGGTAGTGTGACAAATAATAATGTTTTTATAGGATCTACAACTGATTTACAAAGAATGCTACAGGATGAGAAGGTGATTAATCATGAAAATTCCGAAGATAAATCCGTATCATAAAGATATAGATATACCACTTTATAGAGTAATGGAGAGGTATTATGATATACTTCTTGATAGTCCTATATCTAATCAATGCCCTAGAATACTGTTAGGGAGAAGATACGAATATAAAAATATGCCATATTACATATCTTTATTAGAAGGAGATATAGCCGACATCGGTGCAGGCGGTTGTGAATGGACAAGATGGTTTCCTAACATTACCACCACGTTTGAACCTAAACCTCCCCAATTAGCATGGGAACAACCAACTTCTACTGAAAAATTTAATGTCGATTTTGTTAAAAAATATAGCGTAAATAAATTTGATAACGCTATGGCCATTAATAGTTTACATTATGTACCATTAGATGAGTTGGAAAGAACTATAAAAGATGCTATGAGTTGTGTTAAAAATAAATTTTTATTCACGTTTAATTTTAAGATGCTCGCTAAAAGAAGCAAAATAAAATATGTCTATGATGATATATTATTACAAGTCATATATGTAATAGCTAAATGCGACTTTAGAATTTTTCTACTAGATTTTGAGAACAATGATCATACCGAAGGTGCCATCAATGGAGATATTAGAATAATATTAGGTCATGCACGATAAAACGACAAGCTATTTAGGCAACATTAACGTCAAAAGAGATGGCGTAACCCAAGATTGGACTAAAGCGGATATTTTAGAATACCAGAAATGTATGGAAGATCCTGTATATTTTGCTGAAAAGTATTGTAAGGTAATATCTCTTGATGATGGTTTAGTTCCATTTAAGTTATATCCGTACCAAAGGAAAATGTTCAATCATTTTAATGAGAATAGATTCTCTATCGTTTTGGCATGTAGACAATCAGGTAAGTCTATATCAACTGTTGCTTATCTTCTTTGGTATGTATTATTTAAATCAGAACAAACTGTCGCGGTGTTGGCCAACAAAGGTTCTACCGCTAGAGAAATGCTCGCTCGTATTACTCTTATGTTAGAGAATCTTCCGTTCTTTCTCCAACCTGGCACTAAAGCCCTGAATAAAGGTTCTATAGAATTTAGTAATAATTCAAGGATTATTGCCTCAGCAACCTCAGGTTCATCTATACGTGGTATGTCTATTAACCTATTGTATCTTGACGAGTTTGCATTCGTAGAAAATGCCACTGAATTCTATACTTCTACTTATCCCGTAGTGTCAGCAGGTAAAAACACAAAAGTTATTATCACATCTACCGCTAACGGATTAGGAAATATTTACCATTCAATATATGAAGGTGCCGTTCAAGGTACTAATTCATTCAAGCCATTTAGAGTGGATTGGTGGGATGTTCCAGGACGCGATGAAGCTTGGAAAAAAGAAACAATAGGTAATACCTCTGAATTACAATTCTCTCAAGAATTCGAAAATACCTTCCACGGAGCGGGAAATACTCTTATTAATGGTGGAGCATTATTAGCTTTAAAGGCACAAGAACCTATTGGCATATCAAATAATTGTAGGATATACGAGGATCCTATAGAGGGTCATAATTACTTAATGTTTATTGATGTCTCTAAAGGTAGGGGACAAGACTATTCAACATTTAATGTTTTGGATGTGAGTGTTAAACCATTTAAACAAGTTGCAGTATATCAAGATAATATGATAAGTCCTTTATTATTTCCTGATATAATCAATAAATATGCTAACCATTACAACGAAGCTTATGTGATGATTGAAAGCAATGATCAAGGTGCGGTTGTATGTAATGGTTTATATTATGATTTAGAATATGAAAATGTTTATGTAGAATCTATGGTTAAAGCCAATTCTGTTGGTATTACTATGACAAGAAAGATTAAAAGGATTGGCTGTACCACTATTAAAGACATTGTAGAGCAGGGTAAAATAGAAATTGTTGATGCCGCGACTATTATTGAAATGAGTACCTTTATTGCTAAAGGTTCTAGTTATGAGGCTGATGCGGGTAATCACGATGATTTAATGATGAATTTAGTATTATTTGGATGGTTTTCAACAACTCCATTCTTTGCCGAATCTACTGATGTCGATATGAAAAGTATGTTATATGCAGAAAAAGTCAAGCAAATTGAAGATGATCTAATCCCTGTCGGTATTATGCCAACAGAAGATATTGATAATCCTGATATTCCTCAGTGGGAAATTTGGAAAGGATAATATTTATAAATAAGTATATTGAATATATACCGTATTATGAAAAAACATATCAATTTATCACTGAAGGAGTAAAAACAAATGGCATTTCTAGTATCACCTGGAGTACAGGTAAAAGAAATAGATTTGACTAATGTTGTTCCAGCCGTTTCAACCTCAACTGGTGCCTTAGCTGGCGCTTTTAAATGGGGTCCTGTAGATGAAATTACTTTAATTTCTAACGAAGAACAATTAGTACAAATCTTTGGTCAAAGTTCATCAAATACGTCAGACTATTTTTTGAATGCTGCCCAATTTTTAAGTTATGGCAATTCTTTAAGAGTTGTCAGAGTAGTAGATGAAACCGCTGCGGTAAACGCAACAGTATCAGGAACAGGAATCTTATCGAAAAACGATGATCATTTCGAAACATTAACAATCACAGCCGCTGATTATGCGCTGGCAAAATATCCCGGATCAGTAGGAAATTCTGTTGGAGTAGCGATCTGTTCAGACGAAACCGCTTTTAGTGGTTGGACTTTTGAAGACGTATTTAATTCAGCACCAGGAACATCTGATTCTGTAGCCGCCGTTGGTGGTTCTGATGATGAGATGCACGTTGTTGTATTTGATCATGATGGTCAAATCACAGGAGCAGCTAATACGGTTTTAGAAACATATGACTATGTTTCTCAAGCAAGAGACGCTAAAACATCTGATGGTACCACAAACTACTGGAGAAACGTAATTAATAACCAATCGTCTTATATCAAGATTGGTGATGCGCCGGCAGCTTTAACTGACGAAGGTTTAGATTCAGCTGGTCAAGCATTCACAACTGCTGCAAACTCATCAGATAATTTATCTGGCGGTGCTGGTGCTAACGCTAACGTTGGTTTAGCGGAATTAATGGTTGGTTATGATTTATTTGGCGATGCTGAAACTGTAGACGTTAGTCTTCTAATTCAATCATCATCATTGGCTGGTGCAGATTCAATTACTTTAGCTAATCATCTAATTTCAATTGCGTCAGATCGTAAAGATTGTGTTGCATTCGTTGCTCCACCTGAAGATGCTACGGTTGGTAATACTAATCCACTAGCTGCTATTAAAACTTGGAGAGATTCAATTACTTCTTCATCGTATGCATTTGCCCATTCAGGAGCAATTCAAGTATACGATAAATACAACGATACATATAGACATACTAATGGTACTGGTTCTATGGCTGGTTTATGTGCTAACGCAGATAATGTTGCAGATCCATGGTTTAGTCCGGCCGGTATGACTAGAGGTAATGTGTATAATGTTACTAAATTAGCATATAATCCTACTCAAGCACACAGAGATGATCTATATAAGATTGGTATTAATCCAGTTGTTTCATTCCCTGGACAAGGTACTATGTTATACGGAGATAAAACATTACAAAGTAAGCCATCTGCATTTGATAGAATCAATGTACGTAGATTGTTTATTGTTCTTGAGAAATCAATTTCTAATGCTTCTAAAGCTTCTTTATTCGAATTCAATGATGAATTC